AACATCTGGTATTCGGTACGTCTGGTATCACCCGGCACGGTTGGCCTCGCAAAGGATTTGACGAGTGCGTCGAAGCGTTCACTCGAGCATTTCCCACGGGCAGAGAGAAAGTTGAGCTTCGTTGTAAAGCCTACCCGAAAGATCCACTCCCGGGATTTACTGACGGTCGAATAGTGATCGACCAGGGCGAGTTCCCAAAAGACAAGCTCGCTGATTGGTATGCATCTCTCGATGTTTATCTATGCATGAGCCGGGGCGAGGGATGGGGACTCATGCCGCATGAAGCTGCTGCCATGGGGCGCCCAAGTATTCTGCCCATGTTCTTTGGTTTCTCTGAATACATGCAGGCGGATATGTGCTACCCGGTCGACTATGACCTGGTCCCGGCTACTCACTATTACGAGGGTAACGGTGCCTGGGCGGAACCGGATGTGGATCATGCCGCGCAAATCATGCGACACATTTACAACAACCAGGACGAGTTAGTATCAAAAAGCAAAGCAAGCATTAAGAGAGCTCGGCAATACACATACGCGCGATCGGTCGATGGTTACGCCCGGGTAATTGAAAAGTATTTCGCAAAAAGTCATGGATATTAATGAACTCATTGAGAGAGTAGTCGCAGTAGCTGAACAGGACACATGGATTCCCGAGGAGGAATACAGCGTATTTAACCAGTGGGATAAAGAGTATTACTGCTCGCAACGAGAAGAGTTCACTCACAAGTATCGCGTCTTCAAAGCAATTTCATCAGTGCTGCAACCCGGCAGTATCACTGAGCTTGGGACGCATGGCGGATCTGGCGCGGACGCATACTTGTCAGGAGTAGATTACAATGCGAGTTATACTGGCTATGACACTTTCGGGATGGCGCACGATAAAGACGGTAACGAGTGGCCCCCTGCTGATCGTTGTAAACTTTTATTCGAGGCACGTAAATTTAATCGCTACAATTTAATCGAGTGCGATTTGAGACAGATAGAAAAAGTCGCCCATGCCGATTTAGCAATTGTGGATGCCGAGCACGATTACCGAAACTGCTACCAAGACCTACTGCTTTGTCTGGAGTCGCGACCAAAGTACATTCACATTGACGATTATCCAGGGCAGAACAATCTGGTTCATAATGCGGTTGAGGATTTTGCCAAAAACTACAGGGAGAATGTCGCAGGCTACGGTTACATCCCACATGTGTGTGGATCGGGGATAATTAAAATGAAATATAATGACACCTGAACTCAGACCGGGGACATGGGACGAGGATATCTGGAATCTCGTCAACGGCATGAACGAGTATAGAGTGAACCGTTTTGCCGGGAAAATTGTTGTAGATATAGGTGCTCACATTGGTGCGTTCTCTCGCCTGGCTGCTGACAATGGCGCAACCATCGTGCATGCTTTTGAGCCAAACAAGAACAACTACAAACTGCTTCTAAAAAACACACAGTACACACAAATAAAAACATATAACTTAGCTGTACATTGCAACTCCGGATTACTGGTTAACTCAATTGAAGACGCATCAGGAAACACTGGATCGTGTGGAGTTGTTTTAAGCCCCGATGGCACGGGCACCCCAACAATATCCATGGATGACATTATTGACCTGGCAGGTTACGTGCACATTTTGAAGATGGATTGCGAGGGAGGCGAATACCCGGGTTTGCTGAAATGCACCAAGCTGAACCGAGTTGACGCTATCGTGGGAGAGTATCATCCGCATGCTTATGGAACAATCGAGGACTTAAAAAAGCATTTGCACGAAAATCAATTTAACGTGGGCACTCAGCCGACCGCTGACGGTTTAGGTTATTTTTTCGCAGTAAGAATTTAGAGAATGCCAGCACACGATAAACCTAAGAAAATTACTCAACGCCAGAAAGACGCGTTTGACCAGACGCTTGTCCACCTCGACCGATTTGCCGAGGACATATTCGGGCTTAAACTTTACAAGTGGCAGCGCGATGTTCTAGGTGATCTCGATAAGCCTGGCTCCCGAGTTGCACTGAAAGCGGCAAACGGTAGCGGTAAGACTGCTATGTGCGCGGCACCAGCGGCCCTGTGGCATGCGCTCATGTTTCCAAATAGCGTGTGCGTGACAACGTCCGGCGTCTATCGCCAGGTCAAAGAACAGATGTGGCCAACGATCAGATCACTGTCACGCAAAGTTGAGGGATTTGGTATCGAGATCAACCAAACAGATCTCCGGATCCCCCAGCTCAACTCGAGGGTAATTGGTTTTAGTACGGATGATCCTGGCCGCTTTGAGGGATTTCACGCTGACAATTTAATGGTCATCATTGATGAGTCCAAATCCGTAAAAGACTCCATCTTTGAAGCTGTTGAGCGGTGCCAACCAAACCGCATGTTGGTCATGAGTTCACCGGGAGGAAACTCTGGCGAATTTTACAGGATCTTCACTAGGCATTCTGACATTTACAAGACGCATACGGTAACGTCATTCGATTGTCCACACATTGAAAAGAGCTGGATAGATCAGCAGATCAAGCGCTGGGGCGAGGATCATCCGCTGGTGCGATCAATGATCTTTGGAGAGTTTATGGCGACCTCCGATGAATCTCTCTTGGTTACTTACGATGCCTACCAGAAATGCCTAACGAATCCTCCCCGGCATGAAAAGACGGCACCGATCGCTGGTGTAGATTTCGCGGCTGGATCCGATGAGAACGTATTGGCAGTGAGGGAGGGAAATAAACTAACGCGCATTGTTTCCTGGGTGGATAAAGACACCATGGCCGCTGTTGGTAAATTCATTGTCGAGTTCAGAAGAGCTGGACTAAAACCTGAGGACATTTACTGCGATGAGGGCGGACTAGGTCGACCGATGGCAGATGCTCTCAGGGAAGCTGGATGGGATATAAACCGGGTAAATTTCGGGGGGCGGGCTCGAGACAGTGATGCGTTTGTCAACAGGGCGGCAGAGATGTGGTATGAAACTGCCAGGCTCATTGAGAAACAGGAGCTCATACTTATCGATGACGAGGTGCTCATGGCTCAGTTGACAAGTCGACGTTGCCGGGCCAATAAAGCTGGGAAGATGGAGTTGGAGACTAAAGGCGAAATGAAAAGCCGAGGTCTATCCAGCCCAGATAGAGCCGATGCAGTCTGCATGGCAGTAGCCATGGGCTCGGATCACGATTACATGGACACATACGTCAGGCCAAGTATTGAAGAGATGCTCGAGGGCGTTGAGATCCCCGATGGGTATGAGTCCACAACTCATGGCATACATTGCGGATAAAATACGGTAAATCTATTGTTGGCGACTTTTGCGCCGGGCATATGGTGGTCCGAAATGGATTATTCTGAGCTCTACAGTTTGACGGTCGAAGATCTGGCGGATCGCTCCGTTTGGGAAACCCGTCAGCAGATGTATTACGATCTCAGGCATCACGGTTTGAGACGCAAGTCCAAGCCATGGCCGGGTGCAAGCGATGCCCACTTCCCTCTTTCGGACACAATCATCTCGAACCTCAAACCGTATTACGTGCAACAGTTGTTTGCGTTGGATACGGTCGCCTCATTCGTCTCTCTAAAAGATCAAAATACAGCGCTTACAACCGCAGCAGCTCAGTGGTTTGACTATAAACTCAAGCAAAAATCCAATCTCCAGGATGAGATTATATCGGCCATTGACGCTATGCTCGTCAGTGGTCGAGGAATTTTAAAAACCACTTACGACTTCGATCGCAAAAAGATCAAGTTTGAGTCTGTCGATCCAATGCATCTGATTGTTCCCAATCAGTGCAGATCACTTGAGACCGCTGATCGTTTTACCCACATTCAGACCTACACGCCCGAAAGCTATCGGCGCCAGGTTGGTTTCAATCAGGATGAAGATTTTGTAAAGTCAATCACCGGAGGATACTCCTCCCAGGCCGGTGATGACACGCGTCGACAGTCGCAAACTGTTCGTGAGGGGATCACTGATGCCCATGAGAGGCAGATCATCGTCTGGGAGACGTATTGCCAAAATGACGATAGTGAGTGGGAGATCTACACCTACTCACCGCAAAACCCAGATGAGCCAGTGCGTCCGCCAATGCGGATACCCTATGATCACGGGTTGCCTCCATTCATTTCATTCCAATACGAGGTCAAAGACCCCGGTTGGTATTCGCCTCGAGGAGTGGTCGAGCTGGTTGCCGTATTTGAGACCGCACTCTCCAAGCTGCTTAATGAGAAGAATGACGCTATGACGCTCTATAACCGGCCTCTGTTTCGCTCTTCTCGTTCGTTGCCAAATACAAGCAACCTCCGATTTACTCCAGGTCAGATACTACCAGAAGACATTGCACCGATCCCGATGCCGTCTCCGCCGATCAGTTTTGACACGCACATGGTTCTTTATCGGGACTTGGCTCAACAGCGAGTAAGCACTCCGGATTTCGGTATCTCTCAGTCCCTGGATAAACAGGAACGCCGCACGGCCACGGAAATATCCGCGATCGGTAACTTGTTCAGTCAATCCGCTGATCTTCGCATGCGAACATTCCGCATGCAGTTGAGCAAGCTCTATGAGCAATGCTGGTCACTGCTTAATCAGTTCGATGGATCTTCACTGAACTATTT